CGGGGGATAAATTCTACTCTTCGATATCGGTGGACTTGAGAATACGATCCACCTAATTCTGAGCTGTCAATGTCTTTTTGCACGAGCATTAGAAGCCTTGGCAATGCGACAGACTCCGCTCCAACCGGGATCTCATCTTCAGGTATTATTGGCACATTAATAAGATTCATTGTCTCATTGTAACGAAAAATACGCAACCAATATGCCGTAGTGTCTGGATCGTCCGTAAGTTTCCCGGAGGCCATCAGCTTCGCTAAATAATAATAGGGGCCCACATCCGGTAATGTGATTGCAACAACTCTGCCAATTTGCAACCAGGAAAGATCGTCGGTAGTGGTGACAAACCCATTTCCTCCCGTTCCTATTCTATTGGATATTGTTATTACCTTGTCGAATCCCAGGGCGAGTGAGAACTGAGCGTCGCGCGTCTCTGTTTCTCTGGCAAGATCGCCCTCGATCCCGGCAATGTCCTCCTTCATATCGCCTATTGTTGTGTTTATTGAAGCAATATCGCCGCCTTGCTGCGCAATTACTCGAGCCGTATCATTCATCCACGTTTCTGCTGTTGTCTTAAAGTCTTTGAAGTCCGTTATTCCGTTTGCGTTCAGTCTGATTCTTTCGTCAAAGGTTTCCACCGCAAGGCTCTGCTTATCCGCCGCCAGCTTCACCCGCCCGTCCAGCCGCTTAAGTCGGTTGTTTAGGTGCCTATATGCGCTATCAGTACCACTCTTCATCTTTGCTACTCAATCGATATCAGACGATAGTTTATCTCGCGTCCGGCTTCTCCTGCCACCACGATGGTTACAGCATAAACTCCGGGGCCCAACCCTCCTACAGACCGGCTTATAATCGATAACGGCCAGCCGCCCCTTTCTTCCAGCAGCACAATAGGCTCCTTATCCACATCATAAAACTCAAACACATGAGTATACTCACTGTCCACAGTATAGTCAGGAGGGGTTTTGCCGCTGATATTGCCCATCCCCGCGGACTGTCCCTGAATTGATATGTTTCTCAAGAATCCCTTCACGTCATCGTTCAGTTTCGCAAAGGTTACAGCTCCGTCATTAATATTTGATGTCCTTACGGCATCTTCGTCTATCTTCTCGGTGGTTACCGCGCCATTGGCTATTTTTTCATTTGCTATTGCACCATTTTTAATCTTAACCGACGTTACCGCCCCGTCTTCAATGTGAACGCTTGTTACGGCAAATGGGGATATCTTATCATCTGTCACCGCCCCGTCCGCCAGCTTTGCGGATGTCACCGCGCCATTGGCTATCTTGTCAGTCTTAACCGCTCCGTCCATGATGTTTTGCTCCCGCACAGCTTCCTGCCCAAGCTTCTCATGCGTTACCGCTGCGTTTACTATCTTGCTCTGTGTTACAGAATTGGTTGCCAACATTGCGCTTACGATGCCGCCATTCTTCAGTATCCAGCTCACTATTCTCCACCACGCAGCCTTCTTACTTGGCAAAGCTCCGGCGCTATCGCTCAATACGATTAACGCCCCGGCATCAGGCTCAGACACCTGCTCCTCCATCTGGGCGGCACTGATTGCTTCAAATGTATCCGGCATATCCATATCCTCCTAAACTCTCAATATTGTATTGCTTCCTACCAGAAGCCCATTTCCGTCAGCGTCCACCAAAACCCTCACATACTCGTCTTCCACAAAATATGGCGGAATGCTAACCCGCTCACTCGTTTCAAATTCCAATTCTTTTATCCTCTGCCCCACCGCCACCTTAGTATTAATGTCGGAAGCGCTCCAGTTATTGATACATCGTACAAAATAGCTTATCGAAAAAGGAACATCAGGATTCCATTTTGGCCACAATCGAATCGGGGTTCCGGTTACCTGGCTACGCCCAATTATTGTCATTAAAGCTTGGATCTTAACCTCGTCACCTATTTGCACGTTTTCAAAAAGACCTTTAAATACCAACCAGTAACCATCTATCTTTTGTAAACTTTTCCCGTTCACCGTCTTTGCCCCCCAGCCTTCCGGAATCACTTCCGGCTGCGTGCAATACGCCTTCCTCCGGTCAAACACCACGCTATAAGCCTCACCTTCGCTTACAGTCAAATCCAAGCGAACTCCGCCAAATCCTCCTATCACCTTCACGCCGCATCTCCTCCCACGCCACGAATCAAAGCCTCCCTGCCATATATGTCTGCGTCAATCTCAGTTATCAATATTATCCAGCCACCATAGTCAACCACTTCTCCAACCCGGTAATCATGCCCACCCAATACTGCCTTAAATTCAAAACCATATGGCAATACCGACATAAATAACTCATTGTAATATTTCTCCACTCCTTCACGTATCAAATCACCGTTTACCAGATAGCTGCAATCCATCGAAAAACTGCTCCCGCTTATCTTCTCCCTGCGGAAGCTGCCCATAAATACTTCATCATCACTCACGCTATATCCGCTCGCCGAAGGCAACACCATCCGGTTTTTTATCCTCAAAATAAAACCATCCGGCTCAAGCCAAGCACATAATAGCTTGGTCATATCTTCGATAAAACTCATCACATCTACGCCATATATCTCACCTTCACTTTCCTCACTGCCATCTCCAACCCATACCGCTTCTGCAGGATGATAATTCAGATAAAACCCGGTATCGCGAACCAAATATACCAAGCCGTCATACAATATCTCAGTCAATCCATTTTCCGGCATTACGGAATAGGTGTCCACAATGCTCGGCAAATTCGCTATCCACTCCGCCACAGTCGCGGGATCACTGTCCGCCAGCTGCGCGTCATTACTCAACACCGGAGCTTGGCTCTGTGTCACCAATGCCATTTGCCCAGTGCGCCTATCGGTTATCCGGTACTTTCGCCACACAAGATGCTGCCAATATGTCGCGTTTACCCATTGCCCCACGTCTGCCAAAAAGGTCAAAGTGTCGTGCAGACAGTATTCAAAATATAGCTCACCCCCACTTTCATACATCACAATGCTTCGCCGCTTTATGTCAGGAAATTCAGGTGCCAAAGCATCATCTTCCGTCCAGTCAAATAGCGCTGTCCCAGGTGCAAAATACGGCGCCCATTGCATTTGCTCATAGTTGTTGGATACCTCTATCTCATAACGCATGGCTTCCGGCATCTGCGCCTTTACCCAGTTTAGCCAGTCCCGCAATCCCGTAGCAGGGTATATCGTGCTGCCAACGCTTATATCACGCGTTTTGCCTTCCGCAAAATCCAAAAACACCCAAAATATATCATGGATCCGTAGCCGCACCAGCCGCACCCCTTCAGATACTCGCAAAATGTCCGCATCTTTCTTTATAAACCCACTAAATATTACCACATTGTCACGCATCAATTCCACCGGGAACCCAAGATAATTTAGATCTGCCACACTGCCATTTACAATGTGCTCCTCCAAAAACTCATCCAATACCAATTCCACCTCTGCCATCCGCGCTTCCTGGCTCGCAAAGCCAACCCCGCTGCATCCACGCGCATCGATGCTGATATCAGTAATGTCAGCATATTCCACATTCAATGTCCCAGGAACTATCGTATTAGTATATATCCGTAGCTTTATCATAACTCATAACTCATAACTCATAACTCATAACTCTCACCTTATCCCCTGCCGCTCATAGCTTCCCTTCTCCGCTTCCAAGCTCAGCTCCCGCCGGCTAAAGCTCATCTTCGCCTTCACGCCATCTTCCCAAAGCTTTCTCAGTGCCTTCAGCTCCGCCAATACAGCGCTCATAGAGTCGTTATTATCCCCCCGGCCATATCCACCGGCACTTCCGCCCACATAGCCCCCACCTGCATATCCGCCGCCGCCGGCTACCACCGGAACCGCAGCATAACGCATATTTACCGATGGAATTATCTCCTCGATGCTAAATCCCTGTTGAAGCTTCTGCCTCAGCCACGCCAAACCCCGGATGTTCTTCTTAGTAATCGGCTGCTCAAATACATACTCTCCCCTGTGCACCACTCCGGCTTCATCATTGCGAGCCCCATCCCCCGTATATCCGCCACCCGCAAAGCCCTTCCGAAACGTATTGATCATCCCCACCACGGCAGCCATCGTTCCCAATGTCGCAATCGGTGCAAACGGTCCCAATATCTTGGCATACCATGCCGTCAAAGCCGCCGCCGTCTCATACAGATATATTGCCACGCTCTTTACCGCCGCCGCTGTCTTCAAGGCTATCTGTTTCACCAGGCTCCCCGCGATAATCCCGGTCCTGGTCGCCTCTCCCTGCGCAGTAATAGCTGTCTCCGCCTTGTCCGTGCTGCTCTTCATCGCAAGCCGCTTTATCTCGTTCTTTAGCCACTCGCTGCTCATGTTCCCTATCAGGCTTACCCAATTGCTCACCATGCTTTGCCATAGCACTTTAACCCGCTCGCTGCCGGTCATATTCGTGTCCAATACCGTCATCCACATGCTGCGCATACTGTCGGCAATACTGTTAATCATTCCCACCTTAAACTTATTGTCCTGCTCCCATTTGCGCATCAACGCTTCCTGAACCATCAGCTCTGCCTGCTTCCGCTTGTCCAGTGCCACCAGATACGCCTCATAATCAGCCTCATACAGCGCCTTCAATATAGCAATCTCCGCCTCAGTAGCATCCACCTTACCGGAAGAAGCATCCTCCCAGGCTTTTTTGCTCGCCGCACTCTGCGCCTTTAGCGTCTCGTGGTAGCTCACCCACGCCGCTTTCAGCTCATCGTCCACACTCAAGCCCAGGCTTTTCCACTTCTCCAGCTTCTCTATCTGTGCGTCAAGCAGCTTTATCCTTTCACTATTCTCCAGCCGCCCGGCATTGATCCGCGCGCTCATCTGCTCCGCTTCCCAGGCTGTCCGCTCGCGCTCCAGCTTCTCCACCTTTATCTGATACAGCTCGTCTGCCTTTTCCTTGTCTCCCACCACCTCTATATATTTCAGCTTATCCGCTTCATATTGAGCCAGCATCCGCGCGTGATAATCATCCGCAGCCCACTTCACCGTTTCATAATACTGCGCAGTCAAATCCTCTTTCTCTTTCAGTAATGCCAGCTCCGCCGGACTCATCGCGGCAAGCTTCGCTTCCCACTCAGCCCGCTCCTCGCCCAATAGCCTTATCCGCTCATCATATTGGCTTATAGCCTTATCCTTGTCTCCCACCACCCGGATAAACTCATCCCGCTCACCGGCATACACGCCAATCATATACTCTTCATATCCGGCGGCCTTCCACTTCATTTCCTGATAGAACGCGTCTAATAACGCTAACCGCTCATTTGTGAAGTCATTGCCGCCGCCGCCACCGCCTTCTGCATCCCCACCGGATCCGCCCAATCCGCTTACCATTCTGTCGATTTCCTCGCGCAGCTCGCGTTCCTTCTCGCGGGTTCGCATTATTCCCGCCTCCAACGCGCTGATCTGGCTCTCCAGCATTGCTTCATATACACTGCCCTTCAATGCCGGATTGCTCTGCATATTGCTCACCTGCTCCTGCAGCTCGCCTATTGCCTTCTGCGCCTCAGCCCTGCCCCGCACCAGCTTGGCTATCCGTTCACTGTTCTCTTCTACCACTGTTTGCCGGATCATGCTGTCAATCAACCCATCTATTTCTCGCTTTGCGCTATTGATAGCCTTAGCCGCTTCATCATAGCCCACCCGCATCAAATCTACATTCTTAAATAGCTCTGGATGCTTTTCATTTAGGCGGTCGATATACCCCGCCATCTTTTCTTGCTCGGCAGCCGTCAAATCAGTTGCCTCTTTATATTCCAATATCTTCCCGGTCAAGTAGTCAAATTCACTGCTCAGCTCCGCAGCCTTGCCTTCGGTCTCGCTCATCGCGGCAGATTGCTTCCCGCTCGCTATCGCATATGCCGTCACCCCAGCCGTCAATGCCATCAACGCCCAGCCCACCGGCCCTATAGTCACCAAAAACGCCTTCAGCGACGCTACAGCGCTCAATATAGCCGCCGTCAATGTCCCGGATGCCGTAGCCGCTGCCAATTTACTCGCCGCCAGCTTATACCACGCCGCAGTAGCTATTGGCAATATCACGATTGCCGCCCGCAACCCGCTATTCATCTGCGCAAACCAGTCAATTACGGCTATCACCACATTTAGCACTTTGGTCAAAGCTGGTAATAACCCATCCCCAAGCTGTTGCCGCAGCCTAAACATCGCATCCTCAATGTTACTCGCTGCACCGGCATAACTCTTACTTATCCTTTCCGCACTACCAGCTATCCCAGCCGCCGGATCCGCTAATGTCTCCAGCATCACCTTCCGAAATTCCGGCAAGGTAAGAGTAGTCAAATCTTCCAGCCCGCTAAAGCTTTTGATCAAAGCTAATACGCCTCTTTCCCGGAAGATCTCGCTCGCGCCCACACCGCCCTGAAAGCTGCGCCCCACAGCAGAAGCCGCCTCCACCAAGTCCATGCCCATGTAGCTGGAAAGGTCAACCACGCTGTCCAATGTCGCCACAGCATCCAGTCCAAAAGCTTTTAGCGTAGCCCCTGCCTCAGTCACCTGTTGCAATGTTGCCGGAGTCCGCTTCGCCACATCCTCAAACTTCTTATACGCGTCTGCTGCCAGCCCTGCATCCTGATACAGCCCGTGCAATCTTAGCTGCAGCCGCTCCACTTCCCGGCTCGCACCAATAATAAACTCTGCCCCCTGCCCGGCAATGTTCAAAAGACTGCTCACCCCGCGAATCGCAAAACCCCACACCGCCAGCCTGTCACGTATCCGCCCCACGCTGGTGGTCGTCTGCTGCTCCGCCTTTACCACTCCCTGGCTAATCTTCTCCAGTCCACTCACCGCGCCACTGGTGTCTATGCTCACATCTTCATTCTTCAAGTCTGCCAGGCTCGCTTCATACCGCTTCAGCTCTGCGTCAAATGCCGCAGTATCCAACTTCACCTTGCCCGTAAGCGCGCCATCTATCTGCCGGCCAAACTCCTGCCCCAGCTTCAAGGCCGTCTTCAGCCCAGCGCTAAACGCCCGTAAATCTATCTCAAGTGCCAGTGTCGCCTTTGCCATCTATTTCTCTCTTTCCCTCTGAATTGGCAACGTCTCCGTTGCTAATTATATCAAAGTGCGAAGCACACCATAATCGTACATTTCACACTACCCAAGTACCAGAAAACAACCTAAGCAGCACATTGTATCCCAAGAAAAAACCAACATTGCCTGCTATCACATCAGCTACCGAGTCCAGCCAGTTCCATTTTTTTGCTCTCAATCTCTGCGCCTGCTCCCATGCAATGGTGATAAAGAAAAACGATATTAAACCGAATATCTCCAATTGCCACATGCCTGGGATTAAGCATATTAGAAACCAGAGCAGGCCAGCGATTGCGCCAACCAATGCGTGCTTCCATGTGTTAGTCAACATCTTCCACCTCCTGTGGTTCTGGCGGGATAAAGCTCTCACCATCGTATGTCCAGCCAATGCCTACGATAGATCCTTCTGAAACGGCAACGTATCCTGGCTTTGTCGTTTTGCCGCTGCAAGCGATAACTCTCACGACAATGCCGTCGTCTATTTTAGCGTAATATTGAATCTTGTTCATATTGCCCACCTAAGTATGCATATGCCGTCAGCGCCATTTCCACCGCTCACGCTTGCGGCACCACCGCCACCCCCTGACCCAGTATTAGCTGTGGCATGAGTAGCGTTAGTCACGCTTCTTACGCCGCCATTTCCGCCGCCATTTTTGCCAATCCCGCCAGCCGGGGAAGTGCCATAACCTGCCCCGCCACCACCGCCACCGCAATAAGATTCTGGAACGGATAAGATTGTGTGGTTTGCGCCAGCCAAAGCTTCTGTCAGCAGTATGCCATCCCCGCCATTGCCGCCAATATTGTTTACTCCATTGCCTCCAGCGGAAGTATATCCGCCACCACCGCCGCTGCTTTTGGGGTTCGCCGCAGATGACGAAACGCCACTGCCACCATTTTTGCCCTGAACGCCATCACCAATACCGCCTATATATGTGTTTGTATTGACACCATTGCTATTGCCTCCACCACCTGATGCGTATTCGCCCACTTGTGCAGAGCCTAATTGTGGATAGCCATTTTCGCCGCCCGAGGATGCAGCGCCCTTGCCTCCTCCTTTGGCTACAATTGGCGTAGGAAGGTTAATGCTGCTGTATGAGCCATAATTGGATACCGCCGCCCCACTAACTCCACCAGCACCAATTTCTACATCAAACTCACCCAAGGGAAAGCTCTCTCTACCAAATACAGCGCCGCCTGCGCCGCCTCCGCCTTGTGTCCATCCGCCAGAGGCACCGCTACCGCCGCCACCAACAAGAAGATAATCTATCTCTGTCTCTTTGTTTACTGCTATTGAGCCAGATGTTTTGAAGACAAGGTAGTTATAGCCATCATGTTCGATTGGCGGGATTTTTACGCCACCGATGTAGCCAATAATAGGCTCAAGCTTCGCTCCCACCTTGCGATGCTCTCTGAGACCGAGACCAAGCCCATTCCGCATTAATACACCACCAATATCTTGCCGGCATCCACCACGCTACCATCGGTATTAGTGATCTTCACCAGCGCATAATTCAATGTCTCCCCGGCTGTCAGGCTCATGCTTATGGCAGTGCCTTTCCGCCCGGCAAAATAAAACTTATATTCCCCGTCCGCGTTAGCCCGTATCTGTCGGCATGGCAAAAACTCCGTAGCAGTGCTTCCGCTCTTAAACTCATTCAGGTCATATCCTTTCTGCCCGGCTACCACACTCTGCTGTACGCTCTTCATCTGTCCCATCAATCCTCCTGGCTTCCTCGCCCTTCATTTATCATCTCATTATGCTTATTCACCATATAATGCGCGTCAGCCATCTCCATGTCACGGTGCATTACGCCTATCTTGCTCAGCGCAAAATCAAGGTCGATCAAAATGTCACCAACCTCTTTCTTCATTCGCTCGCTGTCGACCCAGTTGTCGGGATCATTCCACCAGCCGACCGCATCATCGCTATCTGCCCCACCTTTACCAGGTCTTGTACTGACTTCACGATGCTCTCCCTCCAGGATAGCGGCATTTGCCAGTACAAAGCGCCGAAAAAATCATACATTATCCACATCAGCACCCCGGCGTCTTCATCCAAAAAATCATGATCATCCTTCCCGGTTACTATCTGGCAAAATTCATTCAACACCCCGCCGTCATCCAGAGCCGCCACTATCCCCGTCATCAATTGCTTGCTCTGCACCTTCCCGGTGGTCAAGATCTCGCCCAAGCCTACAGCTTTCAATATCACCCGCAGGCGCAAAAGCACCCGCATTTTCGTCATAACCGTGTATTTCCGGAAGCTCTCGCTATACTCATTGTCATATTTCTTCATTTCTTATATTCCTCTTTTCCTCTTATCCTCTTCCCGTAGAAGCGGCATCATGGCGCTTTCTAAATAACTCGCGCAGCACTCCACCATCATTGCTTCTTTATTCCACACAAAGAGCGGCGGCGAGATGTCACCGCCACCACAATGCCACTAAGGCTACACAGCCTCATCATACTTCAAAAGCAAGATGCTGTCTCCAATCTCGTCTGGCTGGCCATTAAATTCCAAAACCACCTCGCCAAACTTTCCGTTGCCATTGCCCTTACCGTTATCCACAATGCTCACCCCGCGCACAATTACTGCAAAGGCTGGGTTATCAGGACCCACTTCCTCCCAGCCGGGGTTGCCAAATGGAACCAACAGCAAGGTGCAGTCGCCATCCATGCTATCTTCGTCCAGCAGGTCTATCATGTCCTGGCCTACATTGATGCACTTTATGTTTCCCTCAATGTTCAGCAGCCCGCGCAGCTTTCCGGCATGAACCTCTTCCGTCTCGTGGCTCCAGCCATATTCAATCGGATCCTTTGCCAGATCCCCCAGGGGAACAAACACGCACCTCATGGGATCAAGTGGGTTATAGATGGCCTCAAGAGACTTTAATTCTTGCGGGATCTCGCTATCTTCCATCGTACCATATGCCAGATACGCGTGCATCTTGCATTTCAAGATGTTCTGATAGTCTCCTATATCCACCACATTGGTGGGCTTAGTTAAACTCGGCATTTATTCACCCCCCTCAAGACGTGAGCGTCAATATCTTGATGCTGTCGCCAATCTTATCCGGCTGGGCATTAAATTCAAGCACCACTTCGCCATATTTGTTGTTGCCATTGCCCTTGCCGTTGTCCACAATGCTCACCCCGCGCACAATTACCGCTTTTGCCGGATTAAGCGCGCTGGGGGAAGTCGGGTTTTTAAATGGAACAAACAGCAAGGTGCAGTCGCCATCCATCCCTGCTTCGTCCAGCAGATCTATCATGTCCTTGCCCACGTTTGCGCACTTAATGCTGCCCACAATGTTCAGCAGCCCGCGCTTTTTCCCTGCATGCAACTCTTCCGTCTCGCGCGCCCAGCCATATTCAATCGGATCCTTTGATAAATCCCCCAGCGCGCTAAAGTATGTGCTCTGCAATGTGCCCAACTCCGCCAGGGTGGTGGGAATTTCGCCATCAGACAGGGTTCCATATGTCAGATACGCGTGCATCTTGCATTTCAAGATGTTCTTGAAATCATTGATAGTTATCGATTTTGTCGGTTTTACTAAAGCCATTATCCGTTCCTCCGCTTAGCTTTGCCGCTTGTTATATATTCATCCACCTTGTCGGGCATCACCTGAATGGCACTGCCCATTGGCAAATATCCCACCTGCTTCAGCAGGATCATCTCCACCGCAGCAGAAGGGTCCACAGGAGCCGCATCCACCATCTTCACTTTTGCAGAAACGTCATCCTGACGTTTTACTGCGGTTTCATCCACCATCTTCACTTTCGTAGAAACGTCATCCTGCTCTTTGATTGCAGAATCCTCAACCTTCTCAACCTTCTCAACTTTCTTAACCTTCTCGACCTTTGCCTTATTATTAGGCTTAGCCTTGCTTCCTTTCTTTATCTCAGCCACTATATCCTCCATTTACTCATGTCACAAATCCACGGCAAAAAACACATGCGCCAGCGCAATAAAACGCCCGTCCACGTCTCCGCCCAGGCTCTTTACGCCGCTCACCTCTATGCCGTTAATGTCCTGCTCCAGCTCACTTCCCGCTGCGCCATAATGCTTCAGCTTGTCATAGATTGCCCCGGCTATTTTCTCACACGCCTCAGTAGCCACGTCATATTCACCCGTCGCCACCACTTCGCAGATCCCGCTGCCAATCTCTTCTCCGCTCTCCGCACTATAGCTCACATCTACACACTTTATCCCGATAGCCGGCAATCTGTCGCCATAGCCGCCCACGTCCTTTAGCCGCTTATGGATCATCACCACCAGGCTCTTGATCTCGCTGTCCGCATTCAGGATCTCATATACAGCTTGCTCCACCTGGTCAAACCGATTCATCTATCTACCCCCATTCTCCTGGCTATCATGCTCACCACCACTCCGGCTTCGCCATCCGCCACATACATGAATTCACGCATCGCGTTCTGATATACCGCATACTCCACCGGAGTCACCAGTTCTATCGCGCGCTCACTTATCCTCATGTCATGCAGCAGAGCTCCCCGCATTATCCCGGTGCTTTGCATCATCGCGCTGTTTGGGGTATAGCGCTTCTTGCCGTCCAAAGTCTTGCTCCGCTTCTTGCCCTTCACCAGCCCGGTCCCATCTGCCCGCGGCACTCCACCCCAGATCGGCACCTCAGTCCCGTCCTTGCGCGTGTACCACGGATTTTTGAAATAAGGCCAACTTACGCCGCGCGCTGTTCCACCCTTCCTGCAGGCCACAAATTGCTTCACCATCATGCTATGCAGATAGCTCTTTATGTCCGGCCCGGCTTTAGCTGCCGCCTTCGGATCCAGCATTGCCCGCAAAGCACTCACCAAGGTGTTCATCTTCCAAAAACCCTAAATCCGCGCTCATCAAACACGTTCTTACGCGCCACAATCGTCACCACCTTACCGGGAGCCGCACCGTCTTCCAAATTGATCACTATCTCGTTACTGCGGATCCGCTTTAGCGTGTCCTCAGCACGAGAACGGTAGGTGCTCTCGTCTTCACTCTCGCTACCCTTGCTTACCGGGTTGAAATAATCCAGCAAGCTCGAATATACCAGACCAAAACAAATTTCTCCTATCACACCTGGCGTCTCGATGTCAGCATCCCAGGCAGGAAACTTGTATGTCCCCAGCCTGGGATACATCGGACCCACACTGTCGTCTATATACCGGCTGTAATGCGCTATCTCCGCCTCCACTTTGTTTAGCCACATGGAAGCCAATTGCTCGGCAGTGGCATCCGGAAAACGGGTCTTATAGGCTTGTGGATAAGCCCCTGGAAGCCGATCTATTACTTTCTGCGGATCCAAATACATCTTTTAGTCGCCCGTAGAGAGCTCGGCTATTGCGTTTTGGATCAGATACCCGTGCTGCGTGTTCACAGTCAGCAAGCCCCATTCCACTTTCTGGATCATGCGCACGGTCTCGCCCTCGTCATGCTCCAGGCTCTTGTAGGCATTGAGACGGTCAAACATCACTGTGTGAGCCTTGCGCCCTTGCTTCAGCTCTTGCAAGCTGTTGATCGGCACCACCGCACAGTGATCTCCCCAGTAGGGAGTCAATACTGCAGAGTCCTCAGTCCCGGCATTATAGGTCGCGTCTCCGATCACAATCCGGTTTACGCCACGGAACATGCTCAAAATCTGAGCATCCGTCAAACGCCCCATCTGCATCTTGAAATAGTCCAGCATTGCCGGATGTACGCACAACGCGTCATACACCGCTCCGCTCATCACCAGAGCGTTCGCCACCGCGCCCACACTGCGCACGGCTCTGATCGCCTCCATAATGTCGGCAATCGGGTCACCACCGGTCTGATCGTTCCACGGAGTAGATGCAATGTCTTTCTGGAAGTCATTGTGATAATAGCTTGTGCCCATCACTCTGTCAGCCACGGCCTTTTCGCGCTTGGCTTCCAAAAGGTTCATCACCAGGCTTACCGCATCCTGCTTGATGTTCATCAATGCTTCCAGCCCGGTCGATTGCGCTTCCTCAATCTCGTCCTTGTCCAAAAGCACGGAAAGCCAGTGGTCTTGGGTCGACCATCTCGATGTGCCATGCTCAAAGTCCACGGTCTTGGCGCGGGTTCTGGGTGCGCGCTCTGTGTCATACAGACGCAGTCCGTTTTTGTCCACCATATAGTCGCCCTGGCTTCTGGTTACCGGAATCGGGGGACACACAATCCGGTTGATCATGTCCTGCGGGTTCCAGCCCTGACTGAATGTCGTCAGAACTCTGTTTTCCATCGATTTTAAATTTTTTATATCAGGCATCTTTCCCTCCTATTATCCTAATGCCTTGGTGCCAACCGCAGTACCGGGACAGATCAACATCTTGGCTTCCTGATCTGCGTCGGTAGCTGCTTCCAGGGCCACACCTACAATGCCTATTACCGTACCAATGTTTACCTTGGTGGGATCATACTTCACCGCCTTGCCGCTGGCGTCAGACGTTAGATAGTCGCCCACCGCAAATGCGGCGCCGCTTACGATGTCTACAGTCCCTTTTACCTTCACCGCAATTACCGCCTCAGCCTCGCCGCCATTCACCGCTACACCCACAGCCTTGTTCGCTGTGTGCTTGCCGTCTGCGCCGATAATCAACCCGGCTGTAATGGTCTCGCCGGCCTCTATCTCAATGGTCTCGGCAGTCAACGCTCCGCTGTCTAAAAGACCGGATATTGCATGAGGAGATACAAACGCTCTGATCTCCAAGTCCGCGCCGCTCGCACTGTCCAGAGCCACGCCCAATACTTCCACTACCGTGCCACTGGCGATAGCTGCGGGATTAACCGCAATAGCCTTGCCGCTACTGTCCGCAGTCAACAATGCCCCGGCCGCAACCGCAGCGCCACTAATCACATTGGTGATGCCCTGGCACTGCAAGGTCACCGTCTCTCCTATCTCGCGGGTGTACTCTGCCACCCCTACTGCCTTGTTCGCTGTGTGAGCTCCGGCAAGGCTTACTATCCTGTCCTTATAAACCTTTCCAGTTGCTACCAGCGTCAAACGCCCCAATACCTGTTTTGCGTTAGCCATCTATCTACCCTCCCGCTGTTTGTCTATTTCCTTAAATACGGCAGTCGCCGCATCCTGATAACTGCACTTGTGCTTCTCCATATAGCTCATGATTGCTTCATGCAACGCTTCGCTATCGTCCGGATCCACAGCGTCCGGCTTATCGCTGTACTCCCCCTGCTCTCCCATCGGGACAAATAGCTCGTTTGTACTCGCTGCTTGCACGATGTCCATATACTTCTCAATCTCGCCGGAAAGATCATCCGCGTTATCCACCGCCACCTGCAGCTTCTCGATCACAGCCGGTGCCACACCCAGCCCCTTCAGCTTCTCTGCAAATGCAGCCTTCTCAGCCGCGCGCTTATCCGCCTGCAGCTTCTCTACCTTCGCCTTGGCTTCCGTAGCCTCAGCCGCCAGCTTAGCGGCTTCTTCCTGCGTCATGCCATAAGTCTCCTTGAATTTTTCAGCATCCATGTCCTTACCTTCCTCTTTTTCTGCTTTGTTATTCTCTATCTTAGGCCCCGTGAAAAACCTCTTCATCTCAGCCATAAATTGCTTGATAGTAGAAGCGTCATCTTGACGCTTGCCCGAAGAACCGTCATCCTCGCGCCTATCATTCTCAATTCTCAATTCTCCATTCTCAATTGAATAGTTGTGCACAGCCTTCCCATCCTCCGCCCCGAATACCTCCAGCCGCGGAAATTTGAAATACGGCTCCGTGCCGCCCAATAACGCCACCGCGCTAAATTCCGCCCGGTCGTTCCATACCTCCACACTCCGATACGGATACTTCATGTCCCGTATCTCCTGCATCCGCTCCTCGCCAATGTCGATAAAATCACAATATACCGTCCCCATCGGCATGTCAGGATCGTCTCCCATATATTCCACGCTGAAGTTCTTCATAAAGCCGATAGCCTCTTTCTCCTTCAGCTCACTGCCAAAACCATTGTGCCCCACGATCACCGGCGGATAAAAGCCGCTCTCTGCCCGCCTCTGCATGTTGGCAAGCATGCGCTCGCTCCACTGCCGGTCATACAGAAATCCTCGGATCTCACCCAGCTTGAAGATCGGCACCCGCTCAATCCGGTATTTGCCGTTCTTGCCCTTTGTAGCCTTATACTTTCCTGCCACTTTTACCTCCTCACCGTGGAAGCGTCATCCTCACGCTTTCTAATCCACGCGCGCAGCACACCTTCATTCTACATTCTACATTGTACATTGTACATTGTAAATTATTCATCGCCCAAGCACCCTTAAGATATTCTCCCCCTGGCTCGCGATAAACATCACCACCGCCAGCCCCCAACCCAGCCAGGTCTTAAAATGCCCGGCAAGCTTTGTGCTGCTCTCGATCTTCTCCATCCGCTCTTTTTGTTTGCAGGCCATCTGCCCGTTCCATAGCCTCGGAAACTCCTCGTGACGCACAAATTCCTTGCGCACATTCACCATTATCCGCTGCTCTGTTATGCCCAAGTTCTCTTTCACTCCCTGTACCGCATCAGCCAGGTCGTCCAGCTTACCTTCGTGTTTGTCCTGATTGTTGATTATCTGTTTCAGGAGGATCTCTTCATGTCCCGTCATTACACCTTACCGCCTATCGCAAAAATTCATATCTGCTTCTATCAGGAATCCAGTCCGATTCCTCCACCTCTTCACTCACGTGCACCACACGAACTGTACAACGGCAGTTATACTCAAACGGAGCCCTTAGCCATGCCCATACCGGATCTCCCTTTCGCCTCGTATAGCCTGCCAATTCACGGTGGTGACCCCTGGTCGCATCATCATCCACTATCTCTACCCGCCGAAACGGAAATTCTCCATCATCCAGCCCGTCAAATTCCTTCATCCGCGCTTCATTATACGTCACCTGCATATTCGTGCGCAATACCGTCTCCAGATGATTCCCCGCACCCAATACTCCACAACCGGCAAACAGCGCCACTACTGCATCATAAAAATCGGGCAAAGCGCCTTTCCCAGCCATCACTACGTCCAGTTCTGCCTTGATCTTCCTCAATACGCGCTCACTATCCGCTCTTGCTACAGTGAACGCCCTCCGCTTCATCTCTTCACTCAGCTCATCGAATTCCTTCTTGCTGATGATGCGCTTCGCCCGAAACTCTTTCAATATCTTGTCAAACGGCTTATAATAATAGCCATAAGTAGAAGCCGCCCCCGCATCGTACATTCTACATTGTAAATTATACATTACATTAGCCGCCTCGCGACGCGCCGTCTCTATACCCCTGCAGGCTCCGATCATTAGCATCTGGTAATATATCCCGGAAAATTCCTTTTCCTCATACTTCACCAGCATCTCATAATCAAACATCCCCTCACTCGCCACCAGATCCACAAACTTACCCCAGCGCTTCACCAATTCCTGCGTCCCACGCAGCACCACACTGTCATTCGTCTCCGCTTCCTGCCTGGCTACCTTATCACCGCCAAAATTAGAAACGTCATCCTGACGTTTTATCCCCATTTTGTGCTGCGCCTTGTTGTCCACCCCGACCACCGGGTATACTTCCCCCAGCCTCGGCTCCAGCACTTCTTGCCCGTTCTCCGCTATCGGAATCCCGCTTATCTCATGCGCCCAGCTCGCCGGAACCTTCATCCCTGCCCGCTGCAAAGCCTCTATCCCCTGCGCAAAGGTGATAAATCCCGCACTATTCACCGCGTTCCATTGAAACCTGGGATACTTCTCGATGTCATTAAAATTGTAGTCTATCAAACGCCGGATCAATTGCTGATTGATCGCTGTCATGCTGCTGATGATGTCAAAGCTCAGCTTGATGTTCATCATCTCAGCATGTTCTTTGCCCAAGGCGTGGCTTCCGCTCGCATTCTTCTGCGTCTCCACCATCAAGGTCGATCCTAAGTTCACCTTGCTTATCTCATTATTGGCAAATTCCAAAAATCCCCGGTAATTCGCCTCCCCGGTCCGCATCGCTTCCAAAAACTTCAGCACCATCCCTTTCGGTACCCTTAAAGCTGTGCTCTCATGCACACTGCGAACTATATCGTCTGCCGCCCGGCTCGCCTTCTCGTCCAAGTTATCCGGTACTTCTACCATCACCAGCGGTTGACCAAAGCGCTCCTGGAAGATGCTCCAATACCGCGCTCCATTCTCCTTCAGCCACACCCAAAACGCACAAACGGCAGCATTAGATATTCCGTATGGATTCTCATCATTGAACCCGTTGATGAAATGAATAAATTTCCGTCTGTCCAGCTTCCGGTATTCCGGATCATTCTGCACGATGTCATAGTGCCCATATTTGTCGTATGTAAAGCCAAAAAACTCCTGATCCTTATAACGGATCGACTCCAGCCCCAATTTCCCGCTGTGCTTGCCCCGTTCTATATACTTATAGTTGATCTCGCTTAAACTGTAGCCCCGGCTGATGTGCGTCATCATCGCCATCACATCTGCTTCAAAACTGCCCACCATGTCAGCCAGCACGCTCTCCACAAAACGCGCTAATTCAATATCCAGGTCTGCCACGATCAGCTTGCCATTCTTCTCGCTCGCCGCCGGAATGATTTTCCATCCGCTCTTGATCAATGCGCTTATCCTGGTGTCGATAGTGCTCATAAAGTGGCTGTCTCGCTCTACATGATGCTCTATCCACCGGATCCCGCGACGCGCTATCTCACGGTTAGTATTCTCATACGGACCCTTACCGGTCTTCAGCACAAGCTCCCGCGGTGCCAATACCGTCTCCCGTAATAGCGCAGATGTCGTCTTACTCATAACCCGTCATGCGCGTTAGCGCATTCCCTCGAAGCGAAGCGTAGCTAACTCTTAACTCATAACTCATAACTCTTAACTCCAAAGGGGATGCGGGGCTTGCGCCCCGCCATCTGGGGATTTACTTGAATACACTCACGACCTTCTTGCCCAGGCTAATAGCACCCGCGCCGGTCTTAAATATGTTGATTGCCAGCTCAATAGCATTACCCAAAGAACCCGTCTTCTTCTTCAAATACGCCACATCCTCTTGCCTGATGCTCTTCACTGCCTGCTCCGCTACCCACAACTTCTTTGCCGCATTTATCCCATTGGCCTCTATCAATCTCTTCTGTGCCGCATCCGGAAAAGCGAAAAAGTTGTCCGCATCCTTAATCAAACCCCAAAGCTGCAAAAGCAACATTGTAAATCTATTCTTGTCAAAGCTCTTCCAAAAAAGACCTATCACAAGCACCAATAGGGGAATTATAGTCACTGTCACCACATTATCAATTGCAGGGCTTATCTTGCCGCCGGGCGGATCCCCTGCTTTCTCCATCGTAGCTGCGCTTTCTATTCGCTCATTTACTGTGGGGGCGGTTTCCAACAGCTCTACACTGTTCACCGTTCCCTGTTCACTAATCACTGTTCCGGGCGGCTCGCCGCTTTTTCCGCTTATTGCAAACGCCATACTAAGCATCAGCATCAGCATCAGTAGCATTACTCCTAATCTCTTCATGTCCTTCTCCTTACTTTTTACAAACCCATTTCTGCCTGTCCAAGATTCCTCTTTTCTGGAAATCTTAATATCTTAATAGTTAGTGATGATCAGCTCGGTCTCGCGCGTCCTGGTTCCACTTACGGAGTATGTTGCCTCAACTTCTCGTATTTTGAACCTCTTATACAAAGCCCGTATTTCTGCCGAATCGTTGTAGCTCAAAATGAACCTTCCTTTTATGCTGTCCAGCCGCAAAGACATCTCCTGATGATCAAGAAACTTGTCTGCTCCATCTCGCCGATACAAAAGCTCGTGCTCATAATATGGGGGGTCCAGATAAAAGATTGTCCCATCCCCATCATATCTGTCGATGATATCGCGCCAGTCCTTGCGCTCAATTATCACGTTCTTTAGTCTCTCTGCTGCCTTCTCGGTCTTGCTTGAGTCTCTCAGCGGCAAATATCTGTATCCCGTGTTGATGCTAAAGTTCTTGGATTGGCTTCCGTATGAAGTCGATAGCAGATAATAAAACATTACCGCCCTCTCCATCTCTGTCCGGCCAGATCCGCGCTTTGTCTCGTCAAACACCTCTCTGGATACCAATTCTCTGGATATCTCTTCTGACAAGGATTTGGGATGATGCTTTACCTGCCTCCAAAAGTTTACCAATTCTCCATTGATATCGTTATAAACTTCCGTATAAGGCTGCTTTCCGCTTAGTCCCCAGTCTCGCTTATCATTGCTCTTGCCAAATAGCACCCATCCTGCTCCGCCAAATACTTCGCAGTAAACGCTGTGCTCTGGTATCAGAGGAATTATTTCTTTGCGCAGTAACCGCTTCCCGCCAACCCATGATATTATCGAGTTCATCACTTCCCCCCATAATTCATAATGATCAGCTCTCTAAAGTCGTCCTGAGCCCGCGTTATCCCTTTCTTGCGCACCACCGGCACTATTTTAAACCCCTGGTAAAGCTCCCGGATCTCGCTGCAATCGTCATACGATAGCAACCACCTCCCCTGCACACTCTCCAGAATGTTGCGCAGCTCTTCATGATCAAAGCCCCGGCTGTTCTCATATGTGTGCCCCTTGTAGTATGGAGGATCCACATAAAAGAAGTTCTTAGCGCTGTCATATTTGCTTATGCACTCCCGGTAATCCAGATTCTCCACAGTCACCATGTCCAGCCGCTTTGCCAGTGGCATTATCCGCTCTTGTGCCAGGCTCATCCTTACCCCGCCACTTTGCGTCTTGCCGGTACCAAAGCTGCTCTTCAGAGCCCCAAAGCTGTGCCGCACCAGATACACAAACCGCGCCGCTCGTTGAATCTCGGTTATCCCCCGGTTCTTCAGCATCTCGCTAAATAGCCGCCGGCTATGCAGCATGCCCTCAAGCTCGCGCATCAGCTCTTCCGGATGAAACTTCACCTGCATAAACATGTTATACAGCTCATTGTCCAGATCATTCCATACTTCCAGACGCGCCCAGCGCTCCTTGTACAGCATTACCCATCCGGCTCCGCCAAAGGGCTCGATGTATCCGGATATGTCCTCCGGAATCTGCCTTGATATCACCTCGCGCAGTTGCTTCTTGCCGCCCATCCAGGTTATTAAGGCTTCCATATCCTCTCCCTGCCTACGCGGTCATTTACGCTGCCACCACTATCACTCTATACGCTTTCTGCTGTCTATTTACTGTTTACTGTTCACCTGCCAAACGGATTCTCCCCGCCCACTTCAATGTCCTCGTCTTCATCGCTCTCACCCTCCTGGCTGTACTCCTGATACACCGGATCCGCCTCTCGCATAGCCTTCGCAATGTCCGGAGCGCTCCCCCCGCGGATCGAGTCCACCAAGTCTTTCATGCTGTTCAGGAAGTTCACCGGATCCGTTGGCTCTTTCAGATGCCCACGCAGCTCCTCGCTGTTCTCTTCCTGCCGGGCAGGATTCATTTTCTGCTGATCACTCGTCAAGCCCGCCGCACCCATCACCTTCGGCAATTCCTTTATCAGCGGGTTGATCATGTATTCATACAAAGTCTGCTCTTCGCCATCATGATCATATCGCACCAGCTCACCATTCTTGATTACGGGATTCTTCAGTAGCACACCCTTGTTCATTACCTCACCAAGCATGTTCTCAATTACCAAGTACATTCTGCCCTGGGTAATCCCCGCCAGGCTCTTGATGTCGTCCAGCTTGCCATTCTCATAAGCCGCTATCACTCGCGCCATCAAATCCAGCTTATACGGACAGTATTTTATCTTCCCGGCTTTACATTCGTCCTGGTCTTCACATGCTGCACAAATGTCATATTTCCCCGTAGCTGGGGCCAATAAATGGTGAGGACGCGCATAGCGCCCGTGCTTGAATCCGTTAAGTGAGCTTCTCCGCTTACCCTCTTCCGTCCTGGGTCCTGTCGTCTTCATCTTCGGCAGGTTGGCATAATAATGAGGCACCGCCCGCGTCCACTCTTTGCAGATCGGACACCTGGCATAATAGTTCAAAGGATCTTCTGCGCCACTGTCATCAAGCTCACAGCCCGTATGACCCGGCTCACAATAATCCTCTGTAGCCCAATAGTGGCTATCCGTGTAGCACCAAAAGTGCTTCTTGTGCCTGTTCTCGCTACCCTTCTGATTCATCATGGCCACACTATACCACTGCCATTTAGCTTGTCAAGCGATCATCCCTTTTTTCTTAAAATCTTCAAATCTTCATTTCCTCTTTTCTTCTTTTCCTCTACGTTAAAACCCCCAATCCCATACGCAGCACTCCTTAATTGTAAATTGTAAATTGTAAATTGTACATTGTACATTCTCAACTAATCCTAAACGTTCTACGCCCAAATGCCTTCGCCTTGCTAAAGTCCACATAGTCGCCGCTCTTCACCTCCAGCCACAAATGCGCCATCCCCGCAGCATCCGCATCATCATCACCTATCTTACTGTTCTCTGCAGCATAGTGCGGATACCGCCCCTTCGTCTTAGTCGCCCGTATCCCCTCCAATTGCGTTAGTAGTCTCTTACACGCCACTGCCTCCGGCCTGTCGTCCTTCCGGTCAAAATACGGAAATACCGTCTCCAGATTGTGGATCCCGTGCTGCAGACTCCTATACATCTCATGCTTCGTCTTGTCATTGTTGTGAATCGGGCTTATCCACCATTTATCCCAGTTCGCCGGAGTGTTTTCAGGATAGTCCTCCGGATTCTCGCTTGTCAACCCCATGTACCACGCTTTCCGGTTAAGCGAATATATCAAGTCCATCTTCAACGCATCTCCATATCCGCCGTCAGGCTTATAGTAACTCAGGATCTCGATTATCTCCTTCTCAAGTGTCTCACTATCCACATCCGGAGCCCAATTAAAGCCCGCCAGCCAGCGCTTATACCGCGCCGCTCCAAACCGCACTTCGCTAAATATCTGTAGGCTGTATTTGGAGCTGTCGTCACTCTGCCCGCCATGCCCGCAGTCCAGCCCTATCCCTATCTTCTCACCCCCCTGCCGTATGTATCTGCCACCCCTCTCCGGATACACCGCCTCAATCCCCCAGCTTGCACTGCGCTTTAGCCCTGCCCGGATGTACTTGCGCCAGATGAAGTTCTTGCTCTCGGTAAATTTCAACAGCATGCTCCGCGCCCATTCGTCCGGACTCATTAGCTTTTGCTGTAGCGCCACCGCCGCGGGATCCAGTACCCCGCCAAAGCTCAAAAGTAGCCACACGTCTATTATTCCCCAGCTATCGTGCTTGCTTAAGTCCTTGAATAACCCGCACAATTCCTTGTCATTAAACAACCGGAAAAAGTTCTCTTCCCCCATTATCGTTCCAGTTATCCTTACCCTCTTGTCCCGCGCATTCTTGTTGGCTGCGCCCATACGCCTGGTGATCACGTTGGTAAATATCTCCCAATCCCAGTCGTCAAACTCTTCTACCCGTGCAATCGTTACATTATGCCCCTCCATCTTGCCCAATATCGTATAGAGTTTGGCATTACTCCCGTTTACAAATTCATAGGTCTCACTACTCAGTATAGGCTTCCCGTTCCGCTTCCGCAAAAACGCGCTAAGTAGGTCACTCCTTTCTATCCAGTCATAATGATACTTCAGCGTTTCCTTGCATTGATCCAGCTTCGGTGCGTAGATTCTTAAGTCCTCCATCTCGTTCGTAGCTGTCTCATACAAGTCAACCGCTTCCGCGCTCATGGTCTTGCCCCCTCGTGGCGGCGCCAATTGCAGCGTATATGGATACCGGTGCAACGCGTCTATCCAAAACACCTGATGCGGTCCATTCGGATCCCAATTACATATGTCCTTCATAAACATTAAATTCATAGTACTCCGCATGTCCACATCATCTGTCTTATATTTGGCCAATGCCTCCTCTGCCCTTACACTTATCAACATCTATTCATCTCTCGTAGAAACGTCATCCTGACGTTTTCTAATCCACGTGCGCAGCACACCTTCATTCTACATTCTACATTGTACATTGTAAATTAACCCTTAAACCGCTTCGCCATCTTAAGCGTCTCCACCGCACCTTTCCAGCCCGCTCCAATCTTGGACAATGGATTGTTCTTCGCGCTGTCGCTCTTCACGATGTCCGCATAATGCACATATATCATTGTCCTATCCAAACTCGAATGCCCCAGCCGCTGCTGTATCTTGATCGGGTCCGTCCCCGTCACCGCCAGATAAGTGGCATAAAAATGCCGGAAACTGTGCGGGCTTACTTTCCGTTCTACTCCGGCCTCACGCCCCAATTTCTTCACGATGTCAAGCACCGTCCGCCGCGACAATGGACCCGGCAGATAGTTCCGCGCCGCGCCTTCCACCCAGCCGCCTTCCACTTTTCGCCAATAGTACATATCCCTCTGAAACAGATAATCATCCGGCATCCAGCCCATCTTGTAGCGCACCATCGCATAATAAAAGCTAAAATACTCCGCCACTATGCTCCCTTCCTTCATGAAGCAAAACGGCAACATCCGGCTCCGGTTACCCTTCGTGGCTGGCACCGTCATGATAAACTGCTCATCCTCCTGGCTGATGTCTTTTATCCGCAGCTCACACAATTCACTCACCCGGATCCCCGTATCTGCCAGAACACAAACTATTGCCGCATTGCGCACTTGAAAAAAGGCATCCTTACCCGCCGCCAGGATAATCTTCTCTACCTCTTCCAATCTCAACACATCAGGATGCTTGATGTATTCCCGTATCGGTACCAGGTTCCTTGCGGGATTTCCCCCGCCATATTTGCCGCTGTACCACTTGTAGAAGTCCCGCAGCACCGTCACCGTCATCCGCCTGGTATTGATCCCCACCTTCCCCACCAAGCCCGCCATATACCGCGCTACATCCTCCTGCGTCACTTTCGGCATATCCATCGTAGAAACGTCATCCTTACGCTTATCATTCTCGTTTCTCAATTCTCCATTCTCAATTGTTCGCAGGAACTTCAGCAGCTTCATCCGATAACTCGCCTCACTGCTCTCCCGTACCCCCTTGATCCCAATCAAATACTGGCTGTACTCATTCACCACTTTCATCATCTTCATCGTTTACCACCAAGGCATAACGCCCCATCTCTTTCTCTCTGTGTTAAAGCCCAATCCACGTGCGCAGCACACCATAATTCTCAATTATCAATTCTCCATTCTCAATTCTCAATTCTCAATTGCATAAAGTCCGGCCTCTCCTGCTTCAGATAATCAAACGCAGTAGCCCGCTCCAATTCCAATTCATATCCATCACCAGCGTCCCGGATTGCCACCACTTTCGCATAAGCCTTCGCCCGCCCATACCGGTATGTCTTCACCATGTGAATCGTTCCCGGCCGCCAGTTCCGGGCTTTCCCCACCTTAAACCGCTTCAGCTCGCCAACCCGCAACTTCTCTATCTGCTCACTATACATCAATATCATCTTGGTGCCCATTACCACACTCACATTTATCCGCCCGCTTCCAACAACTGGCACACAATCTGTCTGCCTTGATCTCTTCCAATATCGCAGCTTTGATATCCTTTACGTCTACTATTCCCATGCCTATCCGCACAGCATACTGTTCATATGGCTTCAACTCACTATACTTCAACATCCGGCTCCCCTACCATATCCTGTATGTATGGTCAGAATATTCATCAAGATATTTTCCGCCTGTAATGGTCTCGCAGCCAAACTCTTGATCCACCTTAACATGTATTTCATCGGGCGCGTCTGTGGGCACACACCACACAAAAGAGTTGAATTCGGCATTAGCCGCCACTTTTACGTCTATCATCATGCCACGCATAGCGCCAAGCAACTTGTATGTGCTAAAATATAATCCATTCTCTTCCATCCATCTATTGAAGTTGTTTTTGTAGATCCCTACTTCAAGCCTCTTGGCTTCGTGCTCTTTTCCAAGCTTAGTGCTTAGCCTTGGAACCCAAACATTGTCTTGCTTGCGCCAGCCCTCTTCATCTGGGCTTACCCTTAGCCCGGCAACATATAAGTCACCATTTCTCACCATTATTACCAGTTCCGGTTCTTTGTAACCCATTACTGTCTCGGCTCTCTTTATCCACGCATCTCTTGCCATAGTTCCTTGCCTTGCCAGTTCCACCAGTTTACCACTGGTACTTACGTACAGCTTGCAATAGCTTAAATAAGTAGTATTCATCTTAATCCCCTTTAATTCGTGTTAATTTGTGCCAATCTGTGGACAAACATCCGCGTTAATCTGCGCCTTTATCTGCGCCATCTGCGTGAAACCACTCATTTCGGAAACCTCACCAACACCAGCCGGGACTTATGTATCCTGATAATTGCCAGGGTGCTATTAATTAATAGATCTACGGATTCATCATTATACTGGCTATCACAATATACCTTGTACTCAAGCCCAATCTTCCACTCCGGTATCTCTGCGCGGTTTATTCGACCAATCTCGCCATCCAAGCGCAGCTTTACCGTGTCCCCTTTCTTAATCTCCTCTTTTCTGGAAATCCTCTTTTCTTCTTTTTCTCTTTGTTCAGAGTATTCCTTACACGCCGCCAATGTTTTATCCGAAACATCTGTATAAAGCCATTGACCACTGGGAAGCAGGTAAGCAATATCATCCGTTGGGTGCACAAATATGCGATAATATGAGGAGTACTGCCAAAGCTTTACGCTCATAACGTTGCTTGCGCTTGTTATCCACCCAATTTTACCGCCTACACAAACCTTCATTCCTCTCTTTATTGGGATATTGTATGTGTCCCTAATATACTGCATACTCATCTTAATCTCCTTTAATTCGTGTTAATTTGTGCCAATTTGTGGACAAACATCCGCGTTAATCTGCGCCTTTATCTGCGCCATCTGCGTGAAACCACTCATTTCGGAAACCTCACCAACACCGGATACCCCGCCATCACCTTCTCCGCATTCTTCATGTTCGTGCACTTTACCACAACCCGCTTGTGACACCGCGGACACTCCGCCACAAACTGCCACCGGTAATACTTCATCCCAGGATACATTATCCCCTGCAAGCTATCAGGATCCGCGTGCAGCTTACACTCATGCTCCAACCGGATATCGTTATTCATTGTGCACAGCCTCTACCTTAATGTTTATACCCAGCACAAAGGATGTCTTTACCAATTGTGCAATAGCCTCCATCGCTCTAACCGCATAATCAGCCCTGAATGGTTTATCAAAAAGCATGGCATACTCTACCTTGTGTCCGCAATTACAACATGGGCACTTCAAACCTAATATATATCCGCCTGCTGCGTGATTAGTGACATAAACCTTAGGCTTATTCATGGTAAAATTGGCCCTGCATGCCGGGCAGGTATCTACTTCAAACTTCATGTCGTCCATCTCTTTCCTCTTTTCCTCTTTGTTGATTATTCTTCATTTCTGGAAATCTTAATATCTGAAGACACATAAGCCACAAATCGATACAGTACATCCACCCACTTCAAATACTCACGATGTAACCCATGCCACGCCAAACGCTTATCTCCGCCTCGGTGACACGCCAAATGACACGCCTGGCATAGCGGGGCAAGGTTCTTTATGTCATTGTTTCCCTTGTCGGCATCCAAATGATGCACAGTCAACACCACAGTCGCACCCGTCTCCGGATTCTCCCCGCCCTGCCGGGCGCCGCACAATGCGCAGCGCCCATAGCCCCTCAATATCCGGCTCTTCACTATGAACTCAATCCCATATTCACTATAATCTATCGGCATGATGCTTCTCCTGTACTCTCTTGCGTATCTTGTCCATTTCATACCTGGCATTCGTTATGTCATGCACATATAGGGACATAATGGCTTGAAGCCCTTGCCTCTTATCCTTGAACTGCTGTACTACGTCTCCAATAGGATCCAGATAATACGTAATATTCCCACAACAAGAACACTTTAGCGCGCAGACCACAGCAAAATCGTGCACTCCAATATCCACCGTTTGAACCCCTTCGCTATCACACTTTTCACATCTCATTGCTACCGCCCCTAAGCGCTGTACCGTATGCTTTGCTTCTCTGCGCCTTTTTCGCTTATCTCTATTATGAAGTTGTGATGTCCAAAGCCCTTTTCGTCTATCCCACCATCAAGGTGTTCCTCAAACTCGGCTGCTGCTTTCGCCATGCTCGCTGCGGCTATCTCCTTCACGATTCTAACTTTCATTCCGTCTATATTGGTAGTGGCTTCGCATACGTATGTGACGCCCTCTGGCTTTGTCGAATACTGGTATGTCATCTTATATCTCCTTTTTTATCTGTGTTTGTGCACTCATTGATAAGTGCAATGAGACTTCCTCTTTATTCTTGATATTTGCATTTGCGATTAATTCTTTAACTCTCTTATCAACGCACAAGTCTCCATAACACTTCCAACAATAATAATCTCTATCATAGTCTGTAATGCCAGGAATTGGACGTGTTCTCGTTTCTATTATTGCATAAGATTCAGTTTTTTGTGTCATATCGCATCCGCATATCTTACACTTTTTCATCTTAAATCTCCTTTTTTATCTGTGTTAATCCGTTAAATCAGTTCAATCTGCGTTCAATTATCAGATCAACAACGCCACATCTTCCGCCGTTATCAACCCATAGCTAACCCTGTCCGTCCCCACAAAAGTCCTTTGCAGCCCCACCAGCGCCCGCATATGGTTCAAATCCTCTGCCCATGGCGTCACCTGGCATCCTGCGCCAAACTTCCCCACCGTGTCAGCCAATCCGCTCGCCAATGCCCGGTGTATGTTGATCCCATGTATTCCGGTATCCTGCGGCATTTCAGATAGCTTCAGCGTGTCCTCTGCCTTCCGGATCCGGTATACCGTCACCGGACCGCATTGCACGATTGCCGCATAACCCTTGTGCGTCCCCAGGCAGTGGCTTCCTTTGTAATATCCCGGCTTCAGATACGCGCAGCCCCGGCTGTTCATCGGATTATTCAGGTAATACAACCCCGGATCAGTGGTCGCCGCCACCTCAAACAAAAGCTTGTTGCCATATTTGTCCGTATAAGCTATCCCCAGCCTGTCATCATAGTGATCCGGACGGTATCCCTTCGCGCGCACCCCAAACAAATTCAAATCATAAGGCTTTGTCCACCAGGGATAGCCCAAGCGGTGATATGCCCACTGCACCTTCTCATAACTAAGCTGTAGCACTTTCGCCTCCCTGTTCCATGTTTACTGTTGCCATCTCTCTCTTTACTATCTCAAAACTATGCGGGAACCGGCTCTTAAATACCATCACTGTAGCCACCAGATCCGCGTTTAGCCTTGCCAAATCCCGGCTCCGCTCATCAGCCTCTTCCAGCTTATCAAAAATCTCCATGCCCTCTTCAAGCTTCTCTTTCATCTCATCAAGTGTCTTCATTGCCTCCGCCTGCCAGGCAAGTTGCTTGTTCAGATGCTTATCCCGCTCATGCAGGCGCATTATGCCAATGTTTTCCGCTGATATCGCTTCTGCTCGCGCCAATACATACATTAGCGTCATAAATATCGAGTACACTGCCAGTACTACCAAGATGATTGATGTTATCATGTCCTTTATCTCCCTTGCCGCGCTACGCGGCGCTTTTTTGTCTTGTACCAATTCACTATTTGCAGCACTCCCACCCAATAGTCGTCTCCCCGCAGAGTGATATCCCAGGGGTTATCGTTGCGGTCATAAAACCCGCTCTTATAGCCCCCCTTGCTACGATACACTATCTGGTTATAATCCGTGCTTACCATACTAAAGGTTATCGTTACACTACCCCATCCGGATACATCACGCGCTATCTTATCCACCACCCGGTCAGCACACTTCCGCACCCTCGCGTCCTTGCCCTTAGCCATCCGCTCACAATGCTCGATCATCTCTTTCAGTGCGCTCATTACCAGTTCTCCAGCAGATCTTCTGTCCCCGGCACGATCGCCGTAGAAACTTCATCCTTACGCTTGATCGTAAAAACGTCATCTTGACGTTTAATAGTAGAAACGTCATCCTTACGCTTGCCATTACCTCCCTTTTCCGGCTTATCCAATACTATCCCACACTTCGGACAGTACCACATCTGTGCCGGCCAATCCTGCTTGCATCTGTCACACCGCTTTGCCATGCTTACGCTCCTTTTTTCGCACCAACGCCCGTATCAATATCATCCCTTCCCAATACACCAAGTCCCTGCTGCTCTCCACTCCACCTATCTGCCGGACCAAGTCCCGGTAATCATCTTCGCTTACCCCGCTTTCCGCTTTCAATATGTGGATCCGCGCCTTCTCGCTATTGCTAAGCATCCGGCTCACCCGCTTTGCCGAAGCCGTCATTGCTCCCAGATATTCATTCACCGCCACCGAAAGCGCGTCCCAATCTTCCCCCGGCGTACACTTAGCGTCCGCTGCCATCAGCTCCCCGTGTATCCTCTCCAGCGCTCCTGCTTCAAATATCTCAAAATACTTCCGCATCTTCCGGTTCACCACCATGTCCACTTCCTGCGCCACCCGCATATACTGCGCCTCAAATTCTGCTGCACTCATCTTAAAATTCCAGCTCATACTGTCTTGATGGGAACGTCCCACCCCTCCACTATCTCTTTGATGTGCTGCGGTAACCGCGATATCGTTACGCCTATACATCGCGCCTGCATGCTTTTCCCCTGATACTCAAAGTAGCGCCTGTGATGCCCTTCCTTCTCACGCGGCTCTATCCAATAGTCGTGCGTATCCTTGCGCAGATAGTCCAAAAGCCCTTCCCGCCCAATGTATTCATTCATCCCCGTACTGCGCAGATTCTTTACCCACTCATTATAGATCACTCCATAACACAGATACACCTCGTCCTCTGTCCGGTATACCACCCGCAACAGCTCACCACTAAAGATCGTCTCGATGTCGCTGAAGAATCGATATACTATGTCCTCCGCCTGCTTCCTGGTCATATCCAGCGCACACTCATCCACCAGCCAGTTCAAAAACTCTGTGTCATGCGCGTGATATCCGTATAAGGAGAATCCAGTTGCTATTATTGCTATATTGATCGCCGTCCGCTCGTTATAATCCCCCACCTTCGCCTTTACACGCGTTTTTAGCTCCGTCATCAATCTGTTAAAGTTGTCAAAATACTGCTTTACACTCTCGCTGTCCTTGTTCTCCAATAACCACCTTAACACCAAAGTCAGCTTCTTGCCCTCTGCCTTCAAGTTTAGATATCCCGCGCTCCCCGCCTCCGTAGGCGTCTCTTTGCGCAGCACCACGCACCTGGAAAGTAATGCCTGGTTCTCCGGTCTGTCCTGCCCAGTGAAAAACAGCGCCGCATTCACCTCATACACTGTTCTACCCTGCAATCCGCCCTTGCCGCTGGACACCCGGTTATACACGTTCTTCAGCAGCTCCACCTTCCGCTGCTGATTATTGCTCGCTCCCATCGTATTGCTAAATTCCTCTATCCAATACGGAACACTGCTTAGCTGCTCCATAGCCATGCTTATCCCAGCCGGTGTTGCCTCCCCCCAGTTCTCGCCACCATTCCTGAATCCCCACATGTTCATGATAAATTGCATTGCCTCACTCTTACCGGTTCCGGGAGGTCCAAAGGCCAAAAGATACGGAAACTTGTTCTCCTTCCCCGTTATCTCCGGCAAATACACACATGCCGCCATATACCCCATTGCCAAAAAGCCCTTAAAACTCTTGCACTTCCCTGTCTGCCCAGCGTCCCACATGTCCCACACATTGTCTATTACCTGGTGAACATACTCCCGGCTCGGCTTACCCATCGTGTCCAGCTCCGGCTTGTCGCCACCATACACCCGCACGTTCGCGCTTTGATACCCTATGCCATCGATCACGATCACGTCTTCACCAGCTTCCGGCAAATACAGCTTCCCATCTTTATAAGCGCAATTGCTAAATAACCAGATCTTGTGATCCTTTATCCATCCATAACGGTTAAACCGGCAGGTATAACTCTTGATGTCTGCCCGCTCTTCCTCAAGCTGCCAAACCTCTTTAAGGTCGTTCAAAGACCCATAAAAGTAATATGGCCCCATAGCACTCAGCGCAGCATCAAAAAGCCGGGTTACAATCCGCTGCTCATTGCTCAGAATCACCGGCTTGCTGCTACCCATTGCCGTGTGTAGTAATACCTCATAATAACGCACCCCATCATCTTCAATATATCTGGTGATGTCCATCACAAAGTCGCTGATGATTTTGAAATTGTCATTAGTGATCTTTACATACTGCGTTCCCTTTCGCGCTACTCCGGTCCCTACTTCATCATCAAAATCAGTCCCGGCTTGCATCTTCTCTTTCACCGCTTTGGTAATCGCGCTTATCATCCTCGGCTTGGCCTTCAGCACTCTCTGAACGCTGTCCAGATACGCCGTCCTGGTCATTCCATCCGGCTCATTCGCTATCAAGCCCACAATCGGGCTGATGTTTGCCTTAAACTCGTATGGATTCAGCTCCTTCTCCGGAAGCTTGCCCAGCTTCCAGTTCACCATGTCCTTCGCACTGCTTAGCAGCTCACGGATCTCAGTCTCAGGATTCTCGCTGTCCTTTGCCCATTCGTCTATGTCCTTATGCTCGCCCAGGTCGATTATCTCCACCCGCGCCGGACCCGATAACGCCATCCCCAGCTTCTCACTATATTTCTCACCGGCACTATCATTGTCAAAACATAACCAAATCCGCTTACCCTCTGCCCGCTCCGCCAAATATTGGATCTGCTCATTACTCAGGCTGCCCAATATCGCTATCGCGTTATAATTGCCAAGCTGAAGAATAGCGTTGCGATCCTCCGGGCCCTCCACCAGTATCCATTCATCACGATATAGGCCATCCTGACCATAAAAAAGACAGTTGCGCAGCTTATTATCCTTGCGCAACTGACACGCATGCCCCTTAGCTTTGTCTATTGGCTTCGCCTGAAAATCACATACTTGACCACCCATATAGATCGGATATATTATCTGCCCATTACCAAATAAATCATATAACCTGCCGTCATCACCCCTACACACCAGTCCACTCGCAAGCTGAAGCTCAACCGATACCTTCTTCTGCGTCAAGGTGCTGGTCAGGCTCGTCCTGGTGGGAGCAAATCCGTAGTTCTCCTGGTCAATTATCCCCCGGCTGCGCTTCCGCACATTTTGTAGATAACTCATGGCTTTCTTGCTTGCTAATAGCATCTCGTGATAATGCTCCGCAGCCAGCTTAAATACCTTCTCTATCTCCACCCGCTTTTGCATATAAGCGCCATCCTGACGCTTGCCGGTAGAAGCGTCATCCTGACGCTTGAGATTAAACTGCTTCCCCAATAGATCCACAGCACCGGCCACATCACTCGCCAAACCCTTGTCTATCACAAAATCGATGATGCTGCCACTCTTCCCACAGCTAAAACATTTATACGTGTTGCTCTCAAACACCGTAAAACAATCACTATGCCCACAAAGCGGACATGGATTCACCCGCGTCGCCCGCCCGGCCTTCTCCTGGTTGCCACCTATATATGCCGCCAGACTCTGCCGCTTTAGCTCAGTTATCATGTAGTCCCCGGTACCAGCGCTCGCCGGAACGCCATCTCTTTTTCTCTTTTACTCTGTGTTATTTGCAGAGCGCTTGGCATGACCTCATTCTGCATCGTCATTCAAGCCCAAATACTCTTTTACCTTCCCCACTATCTCTTCGCTGTTCCTTTGCCCCTTGAGAACCTGATACATGTAATTGTAATTTATCCCAAGTTTAATAGCCATCAGCTTGATAGTTTCACCCTTCTTTATCAGCTCGATTTTTACGGTTGTCTCAAAATCTTGCATTGTCAGGCTCCCTTTTTGCTTTATTCTATTGTCATAAGACTAAAGCAAGAAAAATGAGATATAGCTAATGCGTCAAGTAGAAAATGAGCTAAAACTCATTTTTACCTGCTTAAAGAGAGGTAACCAATGGAATCTGTTACAGATAGGATTTCAAAAATTGTCGCTTTCAAGCGCTGGAAGCAAGTCGATCTCGCCAAAAATATGCAGATCACGCCCACTTCCGTGTCCGCTATTCTCAAAAAAAAACCACGCCATCCTACGAAAGCCTCAATAATCTGCTCAAAAACAACCCCGATATCTCAGCCGCCTGGCTCATGACCGGAGACGGATCCATGCTCTCCCACGGTCGTGATCCGGCTCACATCCCCATCCTCGGCGAAATTGCCGCAGGCAATCCCATAGACTTTACCCCCTTCCCCGATATCTCCACCATACCATTACCGCTCAATGCAGCTTCCCCCACCCAATACAAAGCACTAAAGGTATATGGTGATTCTATGGCTCCATTTATCATTCACAACGATATAGTGGTCATCCATACCGTTTTCGATCCATGGGATCTTGACGCCAAAATCGTTGCCATCAAAATCGATACCGAAACCACACTCAAACAAATGTCCATTGATTACGAAGCCAAAATGTCTATCCTCATCCCATACAATACAGCTCACTACAAACCAATAATCCTGAATTCTGATTCTCCCCCCTGCCAGATCCTTGGATATGTGGTGTCCATCACCAGAATCCTATAAAGAACACTCACTCCGAATTTTTTTTTGCTCCTCCAAATATACACACCCTTTTTGCTGTCTTGCTGTCTTGATAGCACCTAAATCCCTATCACTTAAATGTATACGTCTATTTTGTGCCTTTTTGCTCCTGTCTTGTAAAATAGGGCTCCTGTCTTGCCTGTCTTGCTTCTGTCTTGTATCATTCATTTTCTATCATATTTATTTATAGTTATTTATAAATCTTACAAGACAGCAAGACAGCAAAATCCAAAAACACCTATGCAAATGCGCGCGCGGGCAAAAACGTATAAGCCTTCCATTCCCCCTAATTCTACATTGTACATTCTACATTCTACATTCTACATTGTACATTCTACATTCTACATTATAAAAAAAACCCCAGCCTGCCACGGCCGGGGCACCTAACGCACACTCTCTTCCGAGTGGCTATCTCAGTCCATATTTATAGCCTGAGATTTTGAACACGCGCAAACAGCTACGCCCCGCACCGTCACCGATGCCGGAATCTCAGGCAGCTTTACCACCTGATCCTGTTTGCTACGTTCAAATGCCATCTATCCTGCTACTGCGCTGCTGTCAACTCTTTTCAAAATCCTCCACAACGCAATTTTACTCAACCCCAATCATTTTACTGTCATGACTTTCTTTTAACTGCGCATTGGTGATAATGGCACTGATAACCCCAAATATAAATCCAATAACAGCTATACCAATCATTGTACTGCTTATGTTCTTGGTATTGCGATTCATCTCCTGCATCTGGATAAGGTAAGCCCGCTCAAATGGCGTCATTTGTTCATAATCAATCAACAATTCGGGATCTATCGCCATCAGCCGCATTTCAATCGTAGGATCTTTACCCCAATCTCGCATCATTGCGTATCTATTGGCTTCATTAATTTTACCATTCATCAGCCGCACTACGTCTTCCACATTTACGGCTTTCATCCCTTCAGAATTCTCAATATAATATACTCCATCACGCTTACCAACGATTTTGCCGCTGATCTTTTCTCCGGAAACTGTCTCCAGCACTGCGCCAAAGATATTCCCAATCATACATACCAAACAAATCATTACGATTGCCTTTTTCATTGTTCTGTCTCTCCTTTTTTTGTTATTTTCATCCGGTTCTTTACTATTTTAACCCTGTATTGTCGATTATCCTTGTCTATCCCATTCCGAAGGCTATGCTTCATCTCGTTTACATCCCGCGCTATCTCCACAAACAGATACATCTGCACATTGCCAAACATTAATCCCAAGCCTCCAAATATCATAGCCATGCCCATGCCAACATCTCCAGCATGCAAAGCAGCACCTACTATCACACATAGTCCGCCAATCCACCAGATCACGCTTACCAGCATTGCCAAACCATCATACTTCTTACTCATAATTCCTCCTTTGTTATCGCTATAATCAGTTAAATCCGTTAAATCTGCGTTCCATCATCTGCGTGATCCGCGTGCCACAATTTCAAATGTGATCTCACCATCGGACTCTCAAAACCCCGCTCCTTATATATCCTCCACAGCACCTTGTTATACCTCAGCTCCACCAGATATTTCGTCTTCTCCGCCTCGCTCACTTCCGGCATCTCAATTGTCGTTTCTTCATCCTGCCGCATGATTGCAGAAGCGGATTCCAGCCTCTTGCCTGTTTCCCTCCCATTTTTTAGCATCCTACGTGCCTGGTCAATTTTCAATATCCTTTCCCGTTGCTTATCCGAATACAAAACTCCGTTGAATACCTTCATCGCATATCCGGTCATGTTTTCCACCTTACCTTTCTGCAAAGCCAGAACCATATCCTTCAGTTTTTGCTCCACCAGGCAACGCTCATTCCTAAAAAGAACATCCTCAGCCAGCTCTGCAGGCAGTCCCAATCCAATCAAATCACGATATAAATCATCATCATCTTCTCTGTATCCCGCCACCCCATTAAACTCAGGATCCGCCAATCTCGCGCCCGCCGATGATGATACTCTTTGAGTATTCTCTGGTACTCTTTGTTCCTTATATGTAAATCCACTTTCTGGCTTTACATATTGCCGCTTTTCGGCATTACGTATATCCACTTTCTGGATTTTCGTATATCCACTTTCTGGATTTACGGGATACACCGCGTCAAAAGCCTCATTCACCCTCTTCCAATTCACCTGGTACCAGGTGACCCTGCTCATGTCTGTCCAATACCAGATAAAAACCCCATAATCAATCTCAGCATTCTTCTTGCTCAATTTCTGCCCTATCCGCTTGATGGCAAACTGAAACTCATGCCTGGTAAAACCAAGCTCCTCCACCCAGGAATCACCCTTCCGGTAATTGCTGTGCTTACACGGCTCAATAAACTTATAAAAAGGATTGCCAAAATGCTGCGCCCAATACATTGCCTGGCACAATACAATCGTGGATAACACGCTGCCCACCTCTGCGTTCAGCTTCGGTCGATAGCCGATTATCTTCCTATCATCCAACCCCATTAATGTCAGCCTGGAAGGCATCTCAACGCTTATCTCATACATCCTTATTTACTCCTCTCTTAAAATCTGGAAATCTTAAAACGTCTCAAACGGATTAAAGTCAGCTTTCGGCTCTTTGATCCGCTTACCGTCTATATATGCAGTTACATTCACGTGCCTGCCATTTATATCATCTTCTGAAAAACCATCCGGCCCGTCTTCTTCTGCATATTGAATCGCTTCTGTTATTATCTTCACCAATTTCTTAAGCTCTGCTATGTTACCAATGAGCACAAGCTCAGGCGTAGCATCATCTCCAAAAGCCAATATATTACGCTGCTCATAAAATATAAATCTATCATCAGTTTTCATCCCATCGTCCCTTTTCAATCCGCGCCTTTATCTGCGTTATCTGCGTGAAACCCCCACAGCAGCTCAATAGCCTCATCGAGCAATGTATTTAACGTCACCTTATCCCCCGCCATAGTCCGGTCCAGCCGGATCCGCTGCAACCTCTCCCAATTCTCCTTCTTTACCCACTGCCCGATCTTCTTCATCTCAGGCTTATCTTCCACAATCTCCGGAAGCACGTCCGCTCCCTTCTTAAAATCCTCAATGACCTTGGATCCCGGCTTTACCTTACTTGATCTCTGCAACATCGCAAACCTCCTTAAAAAAGGCTTCAAACTCAGCTTTCGCCTTCCCGTCACTACTCTGTTCCAGGATGCTCAGCCCGGTGGTCAATGTATATTGATACTGCACCCTGGCAATCAACCTGGTCTCAAAAAACCGGATATTATAATCTTCCTCTATCGCTTTGGTTAGATCCTCCATCTCCCGCATGGCTTTAGTCAAAGGATTTACCATGTTCAAAAGCCCAAACACCTTCAAGCTCTTGTGATACTTCCGTAAGTCCTGCAATATCGTCAGCGTGGCCTCCGTGCTCCAGATATCAGCCCCACTCGGCTGAATCGGTACTATCACCACGTCACTGCAAACCATGCTTCCCCTAAATACCCGGCTGTCATGCCCACCCACATCGATTATCACCGGATTAAAGCCCAGCTTGGGTACATCATCATCTATCGTATCCGTCAATATCTGAAACGTAGGCACCTGCACCACTCCGGTGTTTACCTTCCGGAATGCCCTAAACTGCGCCGCCGTCCCCTGCTTATCAGCATCCACCAACGCGGCATCATATCCCGCCAGCCGGAACGCTACAGCCAGATTACACGCCACCGTACTCTTCCCTGTACCACCCTTCTGATTCAATATACTAATAATCACGAGGTCTCCTTGTTGCCGCTTTCAATATCACCATAGATCTCTTGATAACGCTTATCCGCATAATCCATCAAATCTTTCTTAATCATAGCCGGAGAAGGTGGCGTTGCCCTTACACCAGCTGCCTGCTTAAATATGATTATTTGCTCACAAGCCTTATCTATTGCTATCTCAAGCAAATTAACCCGCCTTCTGGAAACAACCAGTAGCGCCTCAAGGTGCTTGTCCCGGCCTTGCTCCATTTGTTCCACCAAAGCATCAATCTTTCTCTGTGCGTCTCTCATCCCAAGGTCAAATCTGCGCTTTAAATCTTGCAACTGTGCATCAAATTCAGCCTTGCTTGCCTTGTCATCATTCATCGCTTCCTCCTGTGCCAGATGTCCTTTCGTCACTAAACTGATCCCTTCTTGCAGTAATTTCTGTCCCGTTGCATATTGTAACGGTCACATATCCATCAGATCCCTCGCCACCCCGCATCACAGGCTCTCTGAAGTGCGGGCATAGGTCATTACACATATTTTTATCAGAGTAAGGACACCGTTGCTCCAGCATCTTATGTTTATCGGATCTCACTCTTTCGATTTTCAGTATCCCGTACTTTGATATAGAGAATGGTGTAGTTTTCATGATAATCCTCCCATTACGCTGTTTAGGTCTTTATTCAGCTTCGTCCGGATCGTCTCCGGATTCTGATAAATATATCTATCAAGGCTCGTCCGGCTCGCGTGCCCACTCACCAGTTGCAGCTCGCTGTCACTCCATCCCTGGCTTGCCAGTAGTGTCAGCAGCATGTGCCGGAAGTTGTGCGCATGGATCACGTCACCAATCCCTGCCTTCTCGCGGTACATCTGTATCTTTTTCCGGATTGCCCTGGTCGTGTATGCCTTGTGATAGCTACTCTCAAACAGATAAATCTGCTTATCACAGCCCTGAAGATACATCCTCAACAAGCTGGAAAGCTTCCCAGGCACCACAAACCACTTATCCAGCCCGCCCTTGCGGTGCACAAATATCCGCTCCGCTCCCGGAGTGGTATCGATGTCCGCTATCCGGATCCTCGTTAGCTCCACGCTGCGGATCCCCAAAAAAAGCAAGATCTTGATCATCAGCGCGTCAGTGGTGTCCGCCCGCTCAATCTCTGCCAAAAACTTGGCAACGTCATCAGCGGAAGGAATCGGTTTTATTACCGGCTTCCTGGCTGGCCTCGTCAGCTCCATCTTATCCCTGGCAGCTTTGCCAAACTCCACAAACTCCTCATAGCTGAGCTTGTGTTCCCTGATTAGCTCAACCATCGCTTTCACCACCGCACCCCTGCGGCCCCGCATCCCCAGCTCCTCACGAGCATCTATTACCTTCTTTGCCGCTTCCATCATTCCCCCCCGGTAGAAGCGTCATCCTGACGCTTGCTCTCATTAGTTACCACCGGATACTTCGCTGCATACTCATCCAGCGCCCGGCGCACAGTGTCACTCCGCTTTTGCCCCTCTGCTTTCGCCAGGGCATCCAAAAACCGCTTGTGCCTTTCTAATAGGCTCACTGTTATTTGAACTGTTCCAGCCATCTTATTGGCCTCCTTCTCGTATATTCATGATCCAATAAAACCAAAGCCCAAAATCCTGTCAAGTGGATTTATTAAAATTGCGGTAAAATCAAAGTATCGGAACAGTAAAAAAAGAGTAAAATCCGCAAATTCACAATTATAGAATTCTTCATTTCTGGAAATCCGGAAAAGCTAAATTGCTTATTCGGACAAAACCGAAATTTTTCAAAAATCTTCGCACTCCTTTCCCGACCGGGGGCGTCCTGGGGGTGGGGGCCTGGCTTTTCGAAGCCCCCCACCGTCCCCACCGGTCCCCAGATCCGCCCAGAACCCCAGTTCCGCAAATACACAATAGCGGAACCAATCACCGGGATCGCGGCATAGATCCCGGTAGATCCGGTACAGATACCCGGCAATGTTCCACCAGCATACTAATAGCGGAACCACAATAAAACACAGGATCACCAAATGGGAAGTGATTTCCCGGCCACCGATGTAGGACTGAAGCTTTTTTCCAGATACACCACTCAGCCCCCACCCCCGCGCATATTATTATTCTTATCTCCACATCATAATGGGCGTTTTGCGCGGCACACCAGATAGGATGCCACTCGAAAAAGTTTTTTTTGTGCTGATAAATCTTTTCATTACAGTAGTATAACACTCTGATGATATAAAATCACACAAAATAACGCAAAATAAACTTGACATTTATCCGCCCGCCGAATATATTGTTTTCATATAGTGTGACTCACCCCGGCCGCCGGGGCTGCCAGGTGGGGCAGAAAAGGCCACCGACCGCTGACCGAGCGCGGAGGCCCGCGGGCGCGACAAGGCGCCGGGGCAGGAGATAATCATGAAAAAGCAAGATATCAGCAAAATGAATCAATTCCTTCGGACCGACCATGACGACATGTTCGAATCATTAGAATCCGCGTTTCGCGCATCGATGAAGGACTGTGGCTCTCATGCCACATGCCTGTGGCTGGAGGATGGAGAAATTGAATCCGAGACGTTCCTCACGGATGCCCTCGCCATCGCGGAAATGGCTCGCCATGATGTCGCGTTTTTCGTCCCAAAAACATGGCACGAAAAATGTGACTGGATATGGGTCGAAAAAGACGAAAATCACGAATCCGATACATTCGGGGAAGACCTCTGGTGCTGCTCGGCGCAGGTGATGGGCGTATCCGATGAAGTGGCTCGCTTCGTAACGATGTCCGATATGTGGGACACCCTGCTTGACTATGTGGATAATGACTGGGAAGCAGAGGCTACCCGCGTTATGGATTACATGCGCACATGGGAGGAACCCGCGAAAACATTAATCTACCCCACCATTTCGCCCGCTCCCGCTCCCCAATACGGAGACCAATCCCCACTATATGAATCCATCCGGGTGTTTTTCGATCACGACAACTATCAATTGTCTGATATCAAGAATATATCGGATGCCATTCTTGCGATGGACATTGATCACTCGATGGATTGCGGGTTTACGGCATCTGATGTCTGGTACGAGATAGAGAGAGGGGCAACCCCACTCACATTCGGCGGCATATTCACGCCGTTAGCAAATGATCTCTGCTCGTTGGGCATGCTCGCAGCTGACGGATATCTCGAAATATCCGCAGAATATGCCGCAATCCTATTAAGTCTCGGCGTCCAAAAATAAGAGCCCTTCACACGCCCAGGCATCACCTGGGGCAGGTAAAAGGTTCAGCCCGCGGGCGCGGCAAGGCGCCGGGGAACAGGAGCATCGCATGCCAAAAGCATCATACCACATCGCGTCCGCGCTCGCCGCGGCATCCGATTCGGACGTTTTCGCCCGAATATATCCGATCATCTCCACCTCTGGTGGATATTACGACGCCCTGATAATATGGGATCCTGAGACCGGATCCATTACTGTCGAGCAGATCCCATCCGGATCCCGCCTCCACCCGGAAGATCACCGCTTCGCCATCCACCGCGAACCAGGTCTCTCCTGCCTGGATTCCGGGCTCGAAAATTCCGACCTTTTTTCGGACACCGAGATCGCACAGATCCACGCCGATTTCGACGACGACCGCCTCGCATTCTGCGCATCCGCGCGAAACGATGGCGGCACCTGGGAAGACCGATGCGAAGAGGCTCACCGGTATTATTTCTGCCAGTGTGGCGGCTGGGATCGCATAGTCGCGTCCGTGCCGTCCACCATCCGCGCGGAAGAGTTGCGCCGTCTCCAGGACGTCCCCGGCACCCTTTCCGAGAAGTTCGATGCCGCTCGCATAGATAAATTGCACGCGGAAGCAATGGAGTTGGTGGGTAAGGCCATGTTCTTGAAAGATCAAGATCCTTCGACATACAAGAAAATTATGGGAGATGCTTTTAAGATTGAAAAGCAAGCTGCAGATCTCGTGTATCCAAAAACTGAAGCAGAGCCTGGGAGATCGATAATATACCAAAGTGCTGCGCATATAGCGTATGACATAGAGAGATACGAAGAAGCGAAGGATATGATATATTCTGCACTTTCGGGCACCCCTCCCCTTCGAATTGCTACCGAATTGAATAACTTACTTGAGAGCATTCAGTTCTGTCGCCCCCGCATCGTACATCACGTTCGCCGCCCCGCCGCCGCGCCCGTTCGAAGTTCAATAGGCGCTGGGGCGAATTCGCCTATGAGCTCAGAGAATTAGCCAAAGAGAATTAACCCATATAAGACCCCCTTCATCATCTCTCTATATAAGAGGCTCTTCATATAAGGGCCTCTTCATAAAATAATAACCAAAAATAGGAGTACCCATGATCTACACAATAAAACATCGCGACCCCCGCGGTCGCACCAAAATCCTGCAGACCTACAACGCCCACAGCCTGCAGGACGCCAAAATCCGCTTCACGGATTTCCTGGCGGATCACCTGGCCAATACGCCGGGCATCCGCTTCGTCTCATTTCTCCCCACCGCAGACGGCAGATGCGTCCCGGAAGATCATACGGATCCCACGCCCGCGGACGTCATCGATTCCCCTCCTACCTGGTACCATGGCGAAGGCTTCTACGATGCCAAAAACGTCCTAATCCTGCGCTACGAAAACCCCCGCACCGGCACCCATCTGGATATCGACAATTTCAGCTTTTCCGGATCCCTCTTCTTCCTGGATAGCGAACGCCTCTGGACATCCATCGAAGTCTGCCAGGCCATGCGCATCACCCGCCAGACACTCCTGCGCTGGGTAAAACGCGGACATATTACCCCCATCCATCAAATCGACAAACCCACCACGCGCAAACACCTATTCTCGGATGCGGAAGTAACCAGGCTCATGTCCGCCGCCCCCCCCTCCGCCCGGCTCGCAAAGAAATAACCCCTCTATATATAAGGGGCTCTTCATATAAGAGCCCCTTCATCATTTCTCTATATAAGACCCTCTTCATATAATACCCCCTTCATCATCTCTCTATATAAGACCCTCTTCATATAAGAGCCCCTTCATCATTTCTCTATATAAGACCCTCTTCATAAAAAAAAGGTGGCTGATCTTTGCTGATCAGCCACCCGGGCAGAAGCGTTAGCGTTAGGCTATGCGTCAAACTATTTGCCCTTGCCTTTCTGTCAATGATTAATTATCCTGGCACAACCTCTCCCTTGCCTCTCAAAAATGGTGCAGCCCTATCTTCTGGTGAAGCATAAGAAATTGTCCCACTCGCCAAACGGTCATAGATCAAATACCTGCCCGCACCAGGATTCGTTGCCATCGCTGCCTGAACCTTATCGATATACCGCTTCAACAACGCAGATGTAAAAGGCGCGGTTATTACCACTTCATTACTCAGAATAGACACGAAAAAACAAGCGCTGTCACGCATCGTCACCATCATCCTTTGCCCGGATACAGATATACGCATAAATTTATATGGCTGCACATATCGAACACCGTTAATCCGTAATTTCTCCGGGATAAAGACGCGTACAGCATTTGAATTTTTCTTGCTGGCAATAAGCGTCTTATTTTGGTATTTCATTACGCGATACTAATCATCATCGTGGCATCATCATCCAGGCTGCATACAAAAGGAGTGGTCGAACCTGTATTTACTTGGATTGTTGCCGTGATCGTGTGAGTTCCGGGCAGCTCGCTTGCCGGGTCTCCATCATTGGATTGGAATGTTGCGGAAAGCGTGTATGCCCCACTTACCGGAAAGCTAAGCGTCACATTCAATGTCACCAATATTTTAGCCAGCCCATAATCAGTTATTCCGGTTGTCACCGGACTGGTCGCTGTGGTTACGCTTGTAGGAGTAACGGTTTGTGTCCTTCCTCCTCCCGCATTAGTCACGCTCCAGTTGCTGGCCACGCCAAGAAGGTTCCTGAAAAGCGTTACCTCTGTCGCAGACAACTGGGAAGAAGTAAATGCTGGAAAATAAAATTTTAGCTGCACATTAGCAGAGCTCGTTCCGACAGTAGTAATCGTCCCCCCTCCTGTATATGCATTTGTAGGAAAACTCGCTTTTAGCATCATATAGTGCCAGGTGGGATTCACGGTAATGATTTCTTCCGTTGTCCATGTGCCTATCGCGATTTTGTAGCGAATGATCGGACTCTTTGTGGTGGTAGGGATGCCCCCAGCGTGAAACGCGGTGTATTCGTCCTCCATCGGTTTGGATGATTCCAGCATATTTAGCTTGGAAAAATTCACGTTTACGCTCATCCCATCCGGTGCCTCACTTGGATTTTCCGTCCGATTCAAGATGATGTGTCCGGTATTCGCATCTAACTGAGTTCCGTTATTATCTACCATCAGTTTTGTCCAGGTAGTACCATTATACCACTCGACTTCGGTCATGTAAATGCCTTTTAATAGTGCCATTGTTATCTCCTTATTCTATGATTAAATCTATGCCATTTGTATCGATCCAGACGCAATCAGGATCGCTTGGTTCAGTGTCTTGTATGTAGATGTTCCCACCGGTTATCTGACGGGGGATAAATTCTACTCTTCGATATCGGTGGACTTGAGAATACGATCCACCTA